AAAGAAGGTTGACTCAGGGGATGTAACAGAGAAACCTGGTGCTGGGTTCGAAGATCCCAACGTTTTGTTTCTAACCTTCGAGGAGGTTGACCGAGATGCAACTACAAAAGTTAATATCGGAGAAACTTCAGTTGGAGTCCAAGTGGGCAACACAGGCGTTAACTCAGGGCAGAGTAACACCTGATATGAAGTGGATCGATATAAAGATCAAAAATCTTAAAGCAAAGATTAATGATCAAAGTGTTGAAGACGCTAAAAAAGGTCTTCTAGATATAGCTAGCTAGACTAGCTTAAAAAAAACAATTTTTTTCCTAAGTGTCGTATGCTCTAAATTTTCCTGAAAAGCATTCAGTGTCGCATCCAGAATAAAACCCCTGGTGAAGTAGGTCGTCTACTATTCAATAAAATAAATTTTCGAAAAAACACTCATGGTATAATAGTAAAATAAAAAAATAAGGAGAGCAAAAATGTTTGAATGGAAACACCCAAGTTATTATGCGGAACTTAGAAAGCTCCGTAAGATCGAAGAAGAGAAGGAGTCGGAGAACAATCAGGACAAGGATCCTTCTGAACAATCTCAAGATCCTCAATCTGAAAAATAAGTTTAGTGCCCTTGCAAGTTTTGCAGGGGTCGCTATTCCTTCGCTTCTCCCCAGGATCGTCCGAGGGCAATATCAACTTTGGAAGGTACTTTGAGACTTTCGATTGCATTTTCCATTATCTCCTTTACTGAATGTATATCTGATTCCTCATTAATTGAAAAACATAATTCATCATGTATTTGTAACAAAGGTTTGAATCCCGCCTGATGGCATTTAATCATAGCTTGTTTTGTTTGATCTGCAGCAGATCCCTGTATTAATCTATTCAATGCTTTGTATGTAAAGGCCCTTCTGATGTTATTTCCATAAATGGCCTTAGCCTCTTCATATTGCATTGCCTTATTCATTCCGAAGGTAGCAGGCTCCCACATGTCAAATCGGCATTTACGGCCTCCTATAGTCCGAATAAAGCCATATTTTGAGGCAGAGCTAGATACATCTGTTGCTAATTTCTTAACAAATGGCACTCTTTCTCCATATTGTCTTAATAGATTTTCAGCTTTATCTTTAGAAATACCTAATTCCTTACCTAATTTAGCCTTACCCATACCATAGAATAAACCCAAATTAATTGTTTTCGCTTGAGTTCTTGTGATACCTGCCATGTCTGCAACTATTTGGTGAAAGTCCGCAGACTCATTTTTGTAAGCTTCAATAAACTCCGCTGCACCTTCAAAGTTATCATTGACCGATGCAGCGTAGTGAGCAACTAGCCTAGGCTCTTGTTGTGAGTAGTCGAAACTACCCCATTGTTTACCTTCTTCAGGTAGGAACAAACTTCTAATTTTGTCACCAAACTCTTTGTTTCGAGCTGGTATTTGTTGTAAGTTAGGATTTGAATATGATAGTCTTCCAGAAACTGTACCACCTTGATCACTTCTTAGTTGATTTATTTCTGAATGTATTCTACCTTTATGAACATAACGTTGAATTGAGTCTATAAATGTTGAATGGAATTTATTTATTTCTCTTGCTTCTCTTATTAGTTGGGCTATCGGGTTATCACAGTTTACTAACCAATTTTGGGTAAAGCTTGGCTCACCGGTTTTCGGTGTTCGTGGATACTCAACTCCTATTCTGTCAAAAATTTGTGCTACTGATCTTGCTGCCCAGATGTCTACATCAAGCGTGGTCTGAGATTTTATGCTTGATAAAACCTCAGACTCTTTTAGTTTGAACTCTTTTTTTAGCATAGCTGCCTTCTCTTCGTCAACTCTTATTCCTGTCCTTCTAGTTTCGATTAATATAGGTAATAGATCCATCTCCATTTCCCACACATCATGAAGGCTTTGTTTACTTATTTCTGACTTAAATCTATCCCACAACCTTAACGTTAGTCCTGCATCTTGTTCAGCATAAAAACCAACATATCCTGCAGGTAACTTCCAAAGATCTGCTTTTGCATCTATTCCCCACTCTTTAGCTTTCTCTGATAAAAAAGTTTCGTTTTTTATTTCTCCTAAATAATCTTTAGCACAGGCATTCAAACTAAAACTGTATCTGTTTTCATTGATTAGAGCTGCTGCAATCATGGTATCAACTATTTTACCTTTGATAGTAAAACCATTTACAAGTAACCAACCCACATCGTAACTAGCATTGTGAAATACTTTTGTTGCTGGTGTATTTAAAACATCCTGCATCCAGGCACAGGTAATAGATAAATCCATATTACCACCTGCATCATGTGCTATAGGAAAATACCATTGTTGTCCAAGTGCTGCTACTGCAAAACCTACTATGTGACCATCAAATGTTGCCCAACCTGGTCCTTTTGTTTTTATATTTGGATCTTTAGTTTCTAAGTCGATTGCAATCTCGTTTGCTTTTGATAGATCTGGATACTCTGATGGACAAATCCAATCGCTGTCGTTGTATATAAAATTTAATTGATGTGTCATTGTTTTTTCCTACTTAGTCCTTTGTCTTCAATAGACATTATTTTTTTAAATGGAATCCCCATTTCGAATAGTGCACAATCTGCACAATAATATGTATGGTTGTGAACAATTACAGCAATAACATTGTTGCAGTTTTCACACATAATTAATTTACTTTTTCTTTTTGTCATCCTTAAGTTTTAAAATTTCTAAATCACAATAATGTTTTATCTTTTCTAAATCTTCAATTTTATTTTTGTAAAGGTACCTGCAAACATACTTAATTACATTGCCTTGAAAAAAAGAAAGATTATTTTTTGATATAAATTCATATGGTTGAATCTTAAATTTTTTATAATGGGATCCTCCAACTTGTTTGTCTTGTGGAAATATGTCATCGAACATATCTTTATCTGTCATAATTAGCCTCGTATTGTTTAAAATATTTTCCTAATGGAAAATTGTATTGATGATATGTGCCCAACAGATGGAGTGTTTGTTTGGATCTTGTGGCACCTGTGTACCAAACTCTAAGTTCTTTTACTTTATCTGTTAAATTTTTTTTATCGTAATGAGAAGGGAAGTTACATTTACTTGCTAAGATAACATTATCAGCTTCTCCACCTTTTACCTGGTGTATCGTATCAATAATAATTTTTGGTGGTTGTGTTAAATCTACACCTTCATTCATAAGTTTCTGAAAATACTGCTTATCTTTGTCCTTAAATTTTCTTTTAAATACTTGATTCCAAAGACCTTTTTCGTCACGCATACCGCATCTTAAGTGTAATTCGTCAAATGTAAACACTTGATTTGGATGTGCAAAACTCCATTTTTTACTGTCCGTTGACCGGTAGCCGTGATCTATGTTTAATAAATATTCGTACATTGTGCATGCTTCCTCACGATTTATGCTGCCACCTTCACAAATTTTTTTCCAATACTCAATTGCATAAAATTGATTCGGGTCAAATGACTTGTTATTTTTTTGATCTTGATAATATAGGCCAAGGTTCTTTGCCTCCTGCTGCAGCTCCTTCTTCACATCATTTATTCTAGCTAGGACCATCCAACTACCCTCTAAATCCCAAGGCACTTTCTTTAATCCATTCCATCTATAAATAGCACCTACTTTGTCATTAGAATAAAATTCTTTTTTTACTCGGTTGTCACCCATAGAATTCAATAAACATTGAGAAAAAAAATGTATATTTTTATTTAGTCTCACAGATTTTTTTAAGACTAGAGATCTTCCAGGGAAAGTTTGAAACAAAGTTACATCAGCACCATTCCATTCGTATATTGCTTGGTCATCATCTCCAGCGATATATACTCTCTCTACTCCTTCAGACATCTTAACAACCATATCCCACTGCAACGGTGTAAGATCCTGAGCTTCATCTACCATCAATACCCTAAAGGGAACCACTAGACCATCTGTAATAAATTTATGCACCATATCTGTAAAATCTAATCTATCCGGTGTTCGGTGTCCATTTTCCAACTCCATTGTTTTGAATTGTTCATAACCTGCAATTATAGATTTGAACTGTTGCAGTCTTACATTTTTTCTAGGTTGTTGTTTGTAGAGCCAAACAGGATCAACCTTCATGTTCCGTGCCCTATCGTAAATTTGAAGTGACCAATTATTATATACTTTTTGATCATCCCATGCATCTTTATAGCCTACCTTGACAGTGCCATATTGTGTATGAAAAGTTAACAAATCAGCTTTGGGATCTAGTACAGGTATCTCTGCAAATTGTTGTCTTGCTAATGAGTGAAGTGTTCTAAAATATTTAAATGCATCTTCATCATAACCTTTAAATTTTTTTCTTACCCTTGTAACACATTCATTTACAGCTTTATTCGTAAACGATACGTAACAAATTTCATCAGGTGAATAACCCTTTTCAAGAAAACGTTTTACACGTTTCAAAAGGTTTTCTGTTTTTCCTGTTCCTGGTGGTCCAAAGATCTTAATTGTCTTCCCACGCAGCCTTTGCTTTAACGAATTTGACATCTTTATTTTTATGCTCACTTTGTTTTGGTAGAATCACAACCCAATGCCTAGACTGTATACCTTTAAATTTAGCTTTAGGCTTTGCCCCACCTTGTTCTAAAAATCTTGTGCATTCTTTTTCATTCCAATTGTAACTCATTTTTTTCATAAAAGCTCTAAACGTTTCAAGTTTAAATCTCATTTCTGTTTCATCACGCCATATATTACCAGAATCTATTTGATCAAATTCTGTAGTGTCTTCGACATCTTCAAGGAATCTAGACATTCTAGAATTAAATACATCGCTGCTCTCTTCAGAAGCATCAAAACCTTCCATGTCTTGTTTGTTAGTAATAAGTTCATCAAGCCAATCTCTGTATGGATCTGGATCTCTTTTAGTTGGTTTCAATGGTCTCCACACAATATCAAAATTTAAAAGTTGTTCTCCTAATAGTTGCTGTTGGTATAATTGTTTTGTTGATAATCTTATTGACTTTCCTTGTATAGGTAAAATCCAATATGGTTCAGGATATGAATTTACTTTAATTAATTTTCCAACTTCAGGTAAAGCTTCATTAGCACCTATTCCTAATTTTCTTTTTACACACTCACTAGATACACAATGCATTCTAGCAATAGATGTTTTACATTTGTAAGCATACTCTTTGTTTTCAACACCTTTAAAAATATTTTGTAATTCTTTTGGATGTAATTTTTCACTACAAACTTTACCCATCATCTCTCTTGTCCATTCTTCGTACATGACAGGGTCTGGATTAATTTTTTTTGCAAGCACTGCTACATTAAACATAGCATCATTTCTACCTTCACCTTTTACAACTTTATTTTTCATAAAATTTACTACACAAGGTGGGTAGTCTTTTGTTTCATCATCTTGAAATATTTTTAACTTCTTAAACTCTGCAGGTGTAAGTCTAAATTTTTTTACAAACTCATATAAATTTTCTAACTTAATTGAATTACAATTATCATCCATTGCAACTCTAGTAGCTAAATTAGCTTTTTGATAAGGTAGATTTACAAAGTTACCTTTTCTTTTTGCATTCCAATCCTCAGGAGTTAAATCAACTTCATCCTGTGCAGGAAAAATATCTGTAGTCGTATCATTTATTCCAAGATCAGATGCGATCTCAATTAATTTTTTACGCATCGAAGATGCGGGAATAACTCCTTTAATAAATATAATTAAATGGAGTCCGTTGGATTTTGATCTGAACGGGACGAGTGGGTATTTCCTTTTACGAATTGTCGATATAACGTCCTGATGCTGTATATTATAACGATCAACATCGATGACCCCCCAACTGCATGTATTATCATCTCTAATGGGAACTGAACCATAGTAAGCTTCTCCTTTTAAATGTTGTTTCCAATGATCTATCGTCATTGGTTTAGGTTCAACCCAATGTTTAAATTCAGCTTTTCCTTTAGAATTTTTATTTCCAGTAGGAGCAGAACATCCAAAATATGTAGAAGAGCCCTGGAAGAGTTCTACAAACTCCTCCAGGGTGTTGTCAAGTAGGTCCATACTAGAATGGAGTTTTTTCTACTTGTTCTTCTTTACCGTGATTAACTCTAACTGCACCCTTCTTGCAAGACTCATAAAAGTCATGGGCACCTTTAATTGTTTCTTCACTCTCTACTGTCCCTAGGTGTTCAATCTCCCAACCATACCAAGATCCTAAATTATTCTTTTCAAGAACTGTTTTAAGAGAGTATTGTTGAGTAAATGGTGCAGGTCTAAAGAAACCTTTACCATCGCTTCGTTTTTGTCTTAAGGACATCATCATTGAATTCCACTTTTTAGATTTTTTTCTTTGAGTAGATTTCATAGTGATCATAGCTGTGGATGACTTTTCAGGTTCCACTACCATTACATAGTGAGAAGCGGTTTCTTCAATATAATTTCCGTTCTCAAGTCTGTCCTTACCATCGTCTCCTCTGGTAGTTTTAGACATTATGTCCGAATCAGCTGAATAAACATTTGCAGGAGCAACAGCACCTTTATCTCTGTCTCTCCATTCGATGTACTCTAATTTATAATAGCAAGGTATAACTGTTATACCTTCAGCACCATTATATAGCTCATCCGTTACTGTGTTGTAGATCATTCCTGGTCTAGCCTCAGCTATGAACTGACTATCTCCCTGTGTTACTTGTGGAGATAACTGACCAAGAACTTTCAGAAATGGTAATGCTAGACTTTTTGAATCTACATTATCAAATCCAGAATCAGCAAATTGCTCAATATTTATATTGGCAACTGCACCTGCTTCTTTTTTAATCGATACTTCGTTCGATTGTCCGTCTTTTATTTTCATATTATTACCTATTATTTGTTTGTTATTTTCGTTTTATTTGCGATGTACACACCGAACAAATCAAAAGGTAGTTCTTTACCACCCTCAACTTGCTCTTTAACAAAAGCCTTAAGAGTCATAGGTTCAACTTTTTCTTTTTTATTATAGTTGAATCCATGGTCTTCACAGACTTTTATCAATTCAGAGACTTGGTTGTCTTGACCTCTGTTGAAAGAAGCAGTCACAGTATTTTTTATTAAATCCTCATGACCTTTATTTCTTAACCAACTGAAGGCTTCGTCAACACGTGATTCAGGAATTTTCGCTGCATAGAAAGGTTTTACTTCTACAGTAGAACCATCACTAAGTTTTAGCAAAGATACACCTGCTTCCTGCATCATCTCTGGAATTATTCTCTCCTCAAAATCTCTAGCTTTATGCTTGAGCAAAGTAAGTTTTTCTTCTTCTTCTTTTATTTTGATATTGAGATCTTTGAGTTTATTACATTTTTCAGAAATAGATTTAACACTATCCTGACTAATGTCTATGTTAGACATTTTTTCTATATCCATATTTTTCCTCCTCCAGGCTATTAAATTATTTGATTGATCTTTGCAACAAAAAAATATAAAAACTTTGCCGATGTGGAAATACCCTTATAAGACTAAACCTTATGAGCACCAAAGAAATGCTCTTAATGAATCAGCAGAAAAATTAAATTGGGCCTATTTCATGGAGATGGGTACAGGTAAAACAAAAGTAACAATTGATAATATTGCATACTTATACTTTCAACGTAAAATTGATTCGGTATTAATTATTGCACCAAAATCAGTATATACTAATTGGGAAACTGAAATTGAAACTCACATGCCACCTGTTTTAAAATACCAAATTTACAAATGGAATTTAGATAACCCTAAAATATATTACAAATTAAACGAATCAACCAACCTTAGAATCTTTCTAATAAACGTTGAAGCTCTTTCAACCAAGAGGGGTTATGATGCGTGTAAAGATTATTTACTTAGAAATAGATTAAATTTTGTAGCACTGGATGAATCAACCACAATAAAAAACCGACAAGCAAAACGAACAAAAAACATTTTAGGATTAGGAAGATTATCCCATACAAAGCGTATACTAACAGGATCCCCAATAACAAAATCTCCATTGGATCTTTTTACACAATGCCAATTCTTAAGTCCAGAATTATTAGGTTTTAGTAGTTATTTATCTTTTAGGAATAGATATGCTGAGATGACTGATATACCAGTTGGCTCTGGAAGGTACATTTCAGTACCAAAATACTACAAAAAACTAGAAGAATTAGAAGAAAAAATGAAAACTTTCTCTACTAGAATTAGAAAAGATCAATGTTTAGATTTAAAGCCAAAAGTAAGATCTAAAAGATATATTGATTTAGATGGAGATGCTAAAAAAATTTATGAAAGACTTAAACATCATGCTCTTGCTATAGTTGAAGATAGTACAATATCTTTTTCAAACAAACTCACAGAAATTATTAAACTTCACCAGGTATGTAATGGTTTTACAAAGGATGACAATGGTGAATTACTTCAATTACATAAATTTAAATTAAAAGCTCTTGAGGAGACTCTTGAAGAGACTGATGGCAAAGTGATAATATGGGCTAACTACCTATACAATATACATGAAATTAAAGATTTTCTTGTAGAAAAGTATGGGGCCAAATCTACAGTGAGTATTTATGGAGAAGTTAGTGTTAAAGATAGAAAAGATGCTGTCGAACGTATTCAAAAAGATCCTAATTGTCGTTTTTTGGTTGGTAATCCCACTACCGGGGGTTTTGGTCTTACTCTTACTGCTTGCAATACTGTCATCTATTATTCAAACTCATATAACCTAGAAGTTAGAATGCAATCTGAAGATCGTGCTCATAGAATGGGGCAAAAGGGGACTGTGGTTTATGTAGATATAGTTGCAAGAGGAACTCTAGATGAAGCTATTATGAAATCACTTACTGATAAAGGTAAATTAGCAGCAAAGACATTGGGTGAGGAAGATCTTAAGAGTTGGTTGTTATAATTTTGTTGTAATCTTCAACTCTTTGTAAAAATTTATCTCCATATTCTTTCAATTCCGACTCATTTAGTCGGAATTCTTGATATTGTAAATCTCTAGTACAAATTGATATTACGCCTTGTTCTATAGGACCATAATTTTTTGTATGTGCTAAGTAATATGCACCCAGCTGATGTTTGTAATCATCAACCCACTCTTCTCTTTTAGGTTTATTAGATTGTTTCCAATCAACAATACTTGGTTTTCCGTAAGCAACACATGATAAATCTGCTGTGCCTGCAAATTTATTTTCATATTCTAGACTTATTTCATTTCCCCACACTTCATCTATTTTAATATTATTTAAAATAGTTTTAGCCATCATTCTTGGCTTAGATCCCTCTTCCATAGCATTATAATAACCTTGGCCTGTTAAGTGATATTCTAATACCTGGTGCATCTCAGTTCCTATACTTGATGCTTGCCTCATTATTCTATCTGCCTCTGCATCTCCGACTTTACGTCTCCAATTATCTAAAAAACGTTTGTCTTTGGTAGCAGAAAGTATTGTTGTAACACTTGGAACTTTTACATTATCAACTAAGTATTTTCGTCCTGTTGTGTCTGAGAATCTATTGTAATGTTTGTAAGGATACTTTCTAAGTAACTTCATATGAAGTTAATACTACATATGATTTGAAAGTACAGCTAAAAGAATTGCACCTAGTCCACCAATAATAAACTTTTCCATTCTAGCAATACGTGCTTCCATACGATCTATTCTATCAAATGTTTGTCTTTGCATTAATCTGCAAATTTTTTCGTGATTATCAATTCTATCTATTGCTGATCTTTTAGCCACGTCTAACTCCTCTTTGTGCTATTGCTGCTCCTGTTGGATCATTAGGAAACAAAGCTTGAAATTGTTGTGGGTTTACTTGTCCGGTAGCCGGTGGTGCTGGTGCTATAGGAGGTTGAGCTGTAGGGTCTTCTAATTGTAGATCAGCCATAATAGATCCTTCTTCTTCAGCTTCAATAGGTGCCTCTTCAGCATCTACCATAGCTTCATTTTGTGTAGCAGTAGATAACATGTTTACAGCGTTAGTATCAGTTTGCAAGTTACCTGAAGTTCCCGAGTAATCTTGTGCAAACATTACTTCAAAATTGTTTTTAGGTATAGTATTTTCATCGTAAATAGGTGCTGGAACTTTAGCATCTAATTGTTGCATTCTTTCAGTAATTTCTTCTGGTGTTACAGTTTTTGGATCAATTCTTGGAACATCTACATCATTTTCATTTAAGTAATTTACTAATCTTGCAAAAGCTTCTCTTTTTTGTGTAAGACCAAGTCTACCAACAACGCCTGGTGATTGTAAAACATTAGCGGCTGTTTGAATATCTCTTCCCTTAAAATATCTTCTTCCAATACCTAACACTCCTGGCACACCATCACCAACCTTTTTACCCATCAACAATCTAATTTGTTCATCAGGGTTCAAAGCATCATTGAAGGCTCTCATGGCAACTGGATCTGTAAGTATTTGACCTGCACGTCTACCAAGTAATATGAATAATGCAGGTGCAAACGGATTAACAGCTGCAGAACCTCCAAGAACTAAAGCTCCTGTAAATGAGTTAAGACCACCTAATTGTAATCTTCTTTGCATGAAAGTTGATGTATCTGCAATAGGAGTATCTGATACAGCTTTCATGTATGTTAAAAACTTTTCAAA